GGTTTTTCAACATTTTTCTTCAATGATTGACTAGAATTACTTAATGCAAATGATTGTCCTTCCTTACCAGGGTTAAATCCAGGCGGCTTATATTCAACGACTTTAATCTCTAAAAAATCACTATCTCTTTCTAATTGTGTATTCGGATATCTATACTTAAATGCCATTTATCCTTTTTTTAAGTATTTAGACTAATTTTAGCGAAAGGTAATTCTCTTGCATCAGAAAGTTCATCAGAGTATATTTCATATAGTTGTCCTATGATTTCATTCCAAGTATATTGTCTCATTTCACCCCAATGATAATTCATTCCACGAAATCCCCAACGGTAAACATCTGTCACTGCTACTAATGGATGAGCATCATAT